TATTTCCAATGAATCCGTAGTAGTAAGAAACGACTGCACGGGCGATTATGGAGTAAGACTTGAAGGAGGCGACAAATCTGGTTCATTCTCTTTTTCAGGTGACCTAGATTTTGACTCTACAGGAGCTTCTAATCTTTCAGCATTTGATTTGATGGAAGACATTGGTAAAGTATTTGAATTAGTTTTTGGCGGTACTGAGTCTGGTGATAAAATCATCACAGTAGATGCGCAACTAAATTCTTTGGAAATTACCGCAGAAAGAAATACTCAAGTTTCTTTTACCGGAACTTTCGACTTTGCTGGCGCTCCTGCAATCACAGTAATACCAACCTAAAAAATAATTTATGGCTAAATACCATTCTGCGCCTTATAAGGAGGCGGAAATTTTCTTTTACCCTAATCTTGGGGCATTAGCAAATTTTGAAGATTTTACTGGGCAAGGAATTGCTGATGCTTTTAGCGGACAAGCAATCCCAAAACTAGATTTAATTTATGCCTTATTGATTGAATGCCATAAAGTGGCTTGTATTAGAAAAAGTACAACTCCAATAACTTTAGAAGAACTAAAGATTTGGATTGAAGGCAAGGATGTAATGAAATTATTTAATGAAATTCTTGCTGATTTATTACTTGAGCTTGGGCTTGGTGAAAACCAAGAAAAAAAAATTTAAGTCAAGACCAAGAAGAGGAAGAAGCTTATTCAGCTAGAGAAAATTTAATGCTGATCGTAGGTAGGACTAAAATACCATACGATCAGCTTTTTGCTTTATCAAGAAAGGAGTTAAAGGCTTTAATTAAAGGTCACGAAATAGACCAAAAGGATTTGGTAGAATCTTTAAGAGTTCACGCGATTTTAGGTCTACAACCTCATTTAAAGAAAGGATCAAATATTAACCCTAAACAATTATGGCCTTTGCCTTGGGATAGAGTTTCTAAACCTTTTGAGTCAAATGACGACGATTTTGCTAAAGCCAAGAAATTGTTGGAAATTGCATCTAAACTAAAGAAAAATGGCAAATCCAAAAATAGAAGTTGAGATAGGCGCAGTAATTGACGGCCTAAAAAAGGGATTTGGTGAATCCGTAAAAATTATTGAAACACTTGAACAGCAAGCTTTAGAATTAGATAAAGCTTTAAGGGCAGCAACTGATTTGCCTACGATTCAAGGTTTAAATACTCAACTTGCACAAACTAAAGCTGCATTATCTCAATTAAAAACAACTGGAATTGAACCATTAACAAAAGCGACTAGTAATTATAATTCTGTAGGAACTGACTTTGCTAGGATTATTCAGGATGCGCCTTTTGGAATAATTGGCGTTGGGAATAACATTACTCAATTAGCTGGATCATTTCAAGTATTAAGAAATCAAACCGGATCAACTGGAGCGGCAGTTAAAGCTGCTTTAGGATCAATTTTTAGCTCAGGAAATTTATTAGTTTTAGGAATTTCTGCATTAACTACAGTTTTTACAATTTTACAACAAAAAGGATTTTTTGATACTGAAAAAGCTGCAAAATCTTTAGATGAAAGATTGAGTGAATATAAAGATACATTAGACAGCGTAAATAAATCAACCCTACAAGGTATCCAAGACTCTGAAGGACAATTACAAAAATTTAGAGAATTAGTCGCGCAGGCTGAAAATGTAAACGTAAGCGAAAAAAATAGATTAGCAGCTGTAAATGAATTACAAAAACTTTACCCACAATATTTAGGCAATTTAACTAAAGAGCAAATATTAACTGGAAATGTTGGAGATGCTTATGATATATTAACAAAACAAATAATAGCAAATGCTAAAGCAAAGGCATTTTCAGATGAAATAACAAAAAACCAAACAAGATTAAGAGCGTTAGAAAAAGAACAGCTTGAAAATGTAAATAAAATAATTGAAAAAAGAGAAGAAATAGCTAGAAGAGAAAGATCATCAAATGAAGCAGGTCTTAAAGTATCTGGTCAACTAGCCGCAACAGATTTTGATCTTGCAAGAGCTAAAGAAGAATTAAATGAATTAATAGAAAAACAAACCGCAAGTATTGCATCTTCTAATAAAGTTAAATCAGACAATATTGAAATTGAAAAATTAATAAATAATGAATTAAAAAATGGTGCTGTATTTACTAAAGAAAACACAGATGCAAAAGATCAAAACAAAAAAGCATTAGAAGGTTATTCAGAATCTTGGGATTTATATAATTTAAGACAAGATACTGCTACCAAAGGAACTGAAAATTTAACTTTAGCACAAAATGCTTTAAATAAAAAAATAGAGGAAACTTTAAAAATAATTCCAACACAACCAGTTAAAATTAATTTTGATGGCTCTCCTTTATCAGCTATTATAGGCACTATTGACCAAATTATTAATACAACTCCTTCAGCAAATAAAGCCTTAGAAAACTTAGGAAAAACTGAGGTTAAAGTTAGTGATCAGCCTCCTGTATTAGAAATTCCTCAAATAGATAATTCTAAAAAAAGTGCTTTTATTAAAAGTTTAAAAGATTTTAACGCTGAAGCAACTGCTATTGTTAGCTCTGGAACTGCAAATACTATTGGTGACATAGCCTTTGGAATTGGTCAAGCTTTGGCAAATGGTACAAGCGTATTTAAAGCGGCTGGACGTGCTTTGCTTGAGGGAGTCGCTCAAATTGCTGATGGATTAGGACAAGCTGCAATTAAAGTAGGTATTGGAATGATTGCCATTAAGGCTGCATTTAAAAACCCAGCTACAGCCATTGCCGCAGGTGTCGCCTTGGTGGCTTTAGCTGGTTTTATTAGAGCTAAAATTGGAGGTGGTGGAGGTGGCTCAATACCTTCAGGCGGTGGAGGAGGTAGCGCATCCGTTGGAGGTGCCGGAGTTGGTGGAGGCTCTTCATTTGTCGGTGGAGCACAAGGTGGATTATTTCAGCAAAATAGAGACGTAAGCGGTGAATTTGTAGTTAGAGGCCAAGACCTAGTTTACGTTTTAGGACAAGCAAATAACAGGATAAATAAAGGATAATGAATGATTATAGGCTATTTCTTGCCGTAAGGACTGGATTGGGTACAATAACAGTCAATGGAGTTGCACCTGTGGAATTTTATACCGAAGGCGATGTATTGACCATTGCAATTACTCCAGAAGCAGGCTTTCATACGGCTAAATGGTACGCTAGTCCAGGCAATTCTTTAATATCCTCCGCTTTATCTTTTAATTATACGATGCCGTCTCAAGACGTAAAAATGTACGTCGAATTGACTGGGCAAAATACTCCTGTAAATGATTATGGGTTAAAATACCAAGGCGGATATGCTACTAATTACGGTGGTTTAGTTTGGGATTTGCAAATACAAAAACAAGGCTATTCTGGAGCCGTTACAGCCTTACAGATCAACGATATTACCTACAACTGGGGTAATACAGGCGATGATCCTTTAACCACGCTAATAGGCTCCTCTGTAGATTTTACGATTGCTGGAGAAACAGGCGATTTCAATGAATTTCTAGTAGGTGGAAACCGAACTTGGAAAGTAGTTTTAAGTCAAATTGGTGCAAATAACGATATTACTGCGTGGCAAGCCGCATCGCCAAGTGCTGGCTTTAGGGGATTGGCTTATGGAAATGGGATGTTTGTAGGTACATTTTCATTAATTTATTATTCTACAGATGGAATTACTTGGAACACAGTTCCTACAGGTTTTAGCGTTGAATATGTAACTTTTGGTAATGGATTATTTGTAGCGGTTGGTTACGCAAATGTTAGTGGAGTGCCAACAAGTTTTATTGCAACCTCTCCAGACGGAATAAATTGGACTGCTAGAACGCCAAGCGAAGCGATGTGGTTTCAAGACGTTAAATATGGTAATGGCTTATTTGTTGCTGTTGCACGATCTGGTACTAATAGAATTATGACTTCGCCAGATGGTATTACTTGGACTTCTAGAGTTACAGCAATTAGTCCAACATTTAGCGGAGTTGCTTATGGTGCTGGAGTATGGGTTGCCGTTTGTGATACTTCTCCAGGAGGTACGACTTTTACTTCATACGATGGAATTACTTGGGATGAGCAACCAACTGCTTGGGGTGCTTTTACTATAACTTATGCCCAAGGTAAATTTACAACTGGTACTTATTATTCTACAGATGGATTTACTTGGAATAGCGTAACTATACCTTTTACCCCTGTAAGAATAGCTTATGGAAATGGCTATTTTGTTGGAGTAAGAAGTAATGGAGTTAATCGAATTGAATATTCTACAAATGCTATAAACTGGGTTGATATCCCAGCGGCCTCTACTGCTACATTTGAGGCCGTAGCATTTGGAGAAAATACATTTGTAATTGGTGCAACAAGTGGAACTACTCGATTAAACTACGTTTTATTTGAAGGTCTTTTACCTTATTTCTCAGGTTATATTGCTCCTGACTTTATTACTTCGCAATTTAAGAGCGGACAAAAGCTATTTGAATTTACTGCCATTGATGGATTAAAAGGCTTTGATTCAATACGTTCAAATTTCTCTAGCTGGCCTGATCCAAGAACGCAAGCTTTAGCTGGCATTATTGGGCCATTAAATCAATCATTTGTCGATAAAAGGCAAGTTGTTATTGGATGCGAAGTTCACGAAACTAGAATGGACGATTCAATAACTCCATTTAGACAATTTAATGTTCCTTTAAATGCAATTTATACAGATGGAGAAACCACAAAGTTTTCTAATAATGTTGCAATTCAAAACGAGCAATTATCATTAAGTGACACATTGGAAAGAATGGTAAATCCA